ATGGACCTCCATGCCTACAACAATTATGCACCCAAGGATTTCCTGAGGGAACACGAAACAATGGTCTATTTAATATTGGGGTTTATCTAAGAAAATTTGACCCGGATAATTGGAAAATATTATTAGAAGAACACAACAGAAGCCATATGAAACCTCCACTAGCGGCGCAGGAAGTTGTTATTGTTCAAAAACAATTAGAAAAAAAGAGCTATAATTATAAATGTAAAGAGCCACCTATTAATGCCTATTGTAACGCAACGCTTTGTCGCACTCGCAAGTATGGTATTCAGGGAGACAATGGCCCTATAGATATAACATCTTTAGCAAAATTAGATACTCGTCCTCCAGTTTGGTTTCTTCAAGTCGGAGATGATGCAAGATTAGAATTACAAACAGAGGAGTTGCAAGTACAACATAAATTTCAACGTGCTTGCATGAATGCATTAAATATAATGCCTCCTATTGTAAAGCCCTCAGTATGGCAGGAAACAATTACTAGATTGCTCGATAAGCAAACTTTAATTACTGTCGCTGATGACGGGTCTGTCGCTGGTCAGTTTGAAGCTTATCTCCAGGAGTTTTGTACTGATCGCGTGCAGGCCTTAAATAGAGATGAGATTCTTCTTTCCCGTCCATGGACAGAGGAAAAAAGAACATGGTTTAGACTCAATGATCTTCAGGACTATCTTACAAGGAAAAAATTCAATTATTATAATCCTGGGCAGATAATTGCAAGGTTGAGAGATCTTCAGGATCGTCCTCTTACAGAAGAGGAAAGAGAAAAGCTAACGGATGAGGACCGTTTTGCTAAATGGAATATTAAGGGAAAGTCAGCCCGCGTGTGGTGGATTCCGGCATTTCCAAAACAAGATTCAGATTTTAAAATAAAGGAGATAGATGAAATACCGTTTTAATAAATCAAAGAGAAATATAACTGATTTAAGATATATGGAATCAGAAAAAGGATATTTTTATAATTTATGGGCCTCAATTAAATATGTTAGAAATGTCCCTTATAGTATTAAAGGCAGGGATCATCTTTTAGAGTTATGGAATAAGCATAAAAAAGAGTACGGTCCTCATTGCAGATATACTGGGGTTAAACTTACCACTAAACGCTCAACTGGAGAAGGTTGGAAGAAAAGTAGACCCACCAATCTATCCATTGACCGTATAGATCCAAGGATTCCTTATGAAGAAGGTAATATTGTTTTTTGTACATGGGAGTTTAACAGTAGAAAACATGGTGTTACACCTGATGATTGTAAACGAATATTAGAAGTATATGGAGAGATAGATGTCAAAAGTTAATATTATATTAGGCTCACCCGGCACAGGCAAGACGCATACTCTACTGGGTATAGTGGACCAAAAGCTGGCCGAGGGAGCGCACCCCTACAACATAGCGTTCCTTGCTTTCACCAGGAAGGCAGCGCATGGAGCGCGAGACCGGGCGCTCATTAAATTCAACTTGGAAGAAAAAGATCTGATGTATTTTCAAACATTGCACAGCTTTGCATATCACAGGCTTGGAATGGTCAAGTCAGATGTCATGAACAAAAGTAATTATGAAGAATTTGGCAATGAGTTTGGAATGGATGTAGGAAATGTCTATGTGAATGATGAGATAGGACTAACTAGAATTGATAATATGCAATTAAACGAGGCCAATCAATGCCGGCTTAGGGGGAGAGACCTTCATGATCATTATCAACGAACTCCTCGCTTGAATGGGGAAGTATCATGGTTTTCATTTAAAAGGGCGAAGGAATCATTCGAAGAGTTTAAAAATAAAAGACAGCTTTTTGATTTCACTGACTTTATTGATAACTTTGTTCAACACGGAGAAGTACCTCCCTTGGACTTTGTTTTTATAGATGAGGCTCAAGACTTATGCAATCTTCAATGGGCTATGCTCAGGAAAATATGCAAATATGCAAAAAAAGTTTATATCAGCGGAGATGATGACCAAGCCATCTATCGTTGGCTTGGAGCTGATGTCGAATATTTTATTAGAATGGAAGGAGAAGTACAAGTTCTTCGTCAATCTCATAGATGTGCACAAGCCATTCAGAACTTGTCACGCACTATTATTCAAAGAGTTAGACACAGAAGACCCAAGGAATGGATTGGAACCAACCAAAAAGGACTGGTTGAATACCATGCCCATTCAAGAAGTGTTAATGTTCACGAAGGAGAGTGGTTTATTCTGGCATCCACAAATTATATGCTGGATGACATTCAACGTGATGTTAGGACGCAAGGTCTTCTCTACACGAGGAAAGACCAACCATCCATATCCAAGACAGTACAAGATGCCATCGATTCCTGGAAAAGGTTGGGGGAAGGGGAACCTATAACTTTGGATGCAGTAAAGACCGTTTATTCTTATCTCTCGCTAGGGACTGGCGTGCAACGCGGGTACAAAACATTAAGAACAGCTGACAAAGAGACCTATGACATTGAGGAGCTTGTTAATCACCAAGGATTATTAGTAGCTGGTCTTCCGTGGGATGTGGCACTGGATAAAGTATCGGACCGCGATGTATTATACGCAAGAGCCATAGAACAAAGAAATCGTTCCTTAACCGATAAACCGCAAATTCATTTAAGCACTATCCATGGGGCAAAGGGGGGAGAGGCGGACAATGTCATGCTTTTTACCGATATCTCACGATCAACTCGGGAAGAAATGGAAATTAATCCAGACGATACGCATCGTCTCTTTTATGTTGGAGTGACACGCGCAAGAAAAGAATTACACATCATTAAACCTCAGCAATACAACGGCTATGATATATGAGTGCGCATAAAAAACAAATAGGAGGAGATCATTATAAGAGGATGGTGATCCAACCAAGCCATTATATTGTCAAGAATAAACTGGGTTGGTATGAAGGAAACATTGTTAAGTATATTACGAGGCACAGCATCAAGGGAGGAAGACAGGATATTGAAAAAGTTATTCATTATGCTGAACTTCTCCTGGAAGATAAATACCCTAAATCTGAAGGAGATATTAGGGGAGAAATAACCAGAAAATACGTTAAAAAACTAGCAAAGGAAAAAAAATGAAAGATTTATTTTCAAAGGAAGTTAATTCAGAATGGCTACCACCTACTACATTTCCTGATCTGAGTGGCCACGATAAGGTAGCTATTGATCTTGAGACGTGCGACACGGAACTAATGGGAAGGGGTCCAGGATGGCCCACTGGAAATGGACAGGTCATTGGAATTGCTGTCTCTGCCAATGGATTCACAGGATATTATCCTATTAATCATGAAAGTGGGAATATGGATGAAAAGAAAGTGGTGAAATATATTAAGTCTATATGTGAAGACGGTTCAATTGAAAAAGTGTTTCATAATTCTCAATATGATATTGGATGGCTAGGAACCTTAGGAATAGAAGTCAAGGGAAAAATTCATGATACTTTAGTGGCAATGGCATTGATAGATGAGAATAGATTTTCCTACGGTCTTGACAGTTGTGTCAAGGATAAACTTGGCGAGCGAAAAGACGAGACAAAACTGAGAGAAGCAGCAACATCTTTTGGTATAGATCCTAAAAGTGAAATGTATAAGTTACCATCGCAGTTTGTGGGCGAGTATGCAGAAACAGATGCAAGATTAACCTTAAAACTCATGGAAAAATTATCAGCAGAAATTAAAGTTGATAACCTAGACACCATATATGACATAGAATGTCGCTTGATCAACGTGATCCTCAGCATGACCAAAAAAGGGGTGAGAGTGGATATTCCAAATTCCATGAAGCTATTAGAACGTTTTAAGAACAAAGAAAAGAAGATAATAAAGAGAATAAATGAATTAACCGGCTTGAGAGTGGAGATATGGTCAGCCGCATCTGTTGCAGCAGCTTTTGACGCCTGTGAGTTGCCTTATGAAAGAACAGAAAAGACAGACGCACCTTCCTTTACAAAGATGTTCCTAACTGACCATCCCCATGAACTTCCATTATTAATTACACAGGCGAGGGAATTAAACAAGTTGCAAGGAACTTTCTTAAATAGTGTTTTAAAGTATAATAAGGATGGAAGAATACATGCGCATATTAACCAAATACGCTCCGATAGTGGGGGTACTGTTACTGGTCGCTTCAGTTACAATCACCCAAATTTACAGCAAATCCCAAGCAGAGGACAATTTGCCAGTAGCGTTAGGAAACTTTTCATTCCGGAGAGGGGTGAGTATTGGCTTAAAGCGGATTATTCGCAGCAAGAGCCCAGGCTTTTAACCCATTTTGCACGGCTTGTTAATATGTCTGGATCAAAAGAGGTCCAGGAAGCATACCAGAAGGAAGATCTGGACTTTCATCAACAGACAGCAGATATGGCCGGTATAGAGAGAAAACTAGCCAAGACAATAGGGCTTGGAGTTATTTACGGAATGGGGTATCACAAGCTCGCAAGAGAGTTGGATATGGAGCCGCAGGCAGCAAAAATCATGATGAATTCTTTCCATGATAAAGTGCCGTTTATGAAAGGGATGCTGAATGCGGTTATGAGCCGTGCCAATGACAAGGGAATCATACGCACACTTCTTGGACGCAAGTGCAGATTTGAGCTATGGGAACCATCCTCATTCGGAGTTCACAGGCCACTTCCTCTTAATCAGGCACAAACGGAGTATGGAATGGCAATTAAAAGAGCATTTACCTACAAGGCATTGAATCGTTTAATTCAGGGTTCAGCTGCGGATCAAACCAAGAAAGCCATGGTGGAGGTATACGAGCAGTTGGGAATTATTCCTCTCATACAAGTCCACGATGAACTGGACTGTTCTGTCAAGGATGAAAAACAAGGGAATCAAATAAAAGAGATCATGGAAACTTGCGTGGAGCTAAAGGTTCCATCCAAAGTTGATGTGCATCTTGGCGAAAGCTGGGGTGGGTGATGAACTGGCTGTGT